GCTTATGTGGTGAGTAAAATCTTTTTTTCACTTAATATTATTTTTTACCCATGGCCATTTTGTCTCTTCCCTGACTCAATTACACTGACCAGTGGTTACTGGCAGACATTTTGTTGTACACTCTCAGGACCAGACAGACCATTAAATTTTATTGCTGGTTTATGACTGGCACTAGTGTAAGTAGCATCCTCCCAGCTGGATATAATACCTGACTGATCACACTTGGCTTGGGGTCAGTCTTGTCTCCTTACAAGGTCACACCTGGTTATGATAAGCTCAAGTTAAGCTCAGCACTAGCTGTGTTTTTTAGCTAGTCAGCTTACCACCATGGCTCAGGGAAGTCATGTGTGTAAGATCTGTCAAAAAAGTTTTGACAGCAACAAAAGACTTACAGAACATAAATCAAAAGTGCATTCTAAGAAAATATTTAAATGCATTGTCTGTAATGTATCTTTTAAAAGAGCGGACAAGCTTAAAGGACATGAAAAATCAAAAAGCCACATAAACAATGGTAAGTGAATTTCACATATATAGTATTGCCTTCCTGTAATATTAAGAATAAACAATTCATTATTAGAATATTTGTTAATTGAAGATAGAACAGCCAGATAGTTTTTATAATGGGATTTTATACTGTACACACTTGATGTTAAATTTTTTACTGCGTTGTGATTTAGGGAATTATACTAGCCATGAACAGTACCTATTGTACAGTATTTTACCCAGTTCTATTACAGTAAGGATACATTTTAGCATGATTTTATTACAGTATGCTGATTATATTTGAGTAAGGATTCATATTTAATTAACGAAAACTATTATTGTTACAGTGGCTAAAGATGACCCGGCTCCAGTGGCTGCCCAGACCACAGTCCCTCCAGGGGCCGTAGAGGCCCCCATTCCAGAGGAAGGCCCCGGGACCTCGGCTGTAGACCTGTCTGATGAGGAGTCTGCTAATGAGGATAATGAGGATCAAGGTCCACAACCTGATGGCGCTATATTCCCACCCCCTGCCAAGTCTCTTCCTGATGTTGAAATGAGTCTTCTGAAGCAGGAATACCAAGAAATAGCAGCTCAGAAATATGCATCTCATGTCAAGGCCTTGGATGAGTATGTGACAAACCAAGCTGACATCTTCAAAAACACTATAATAACCAACAGGAGTAGCAAGATGGATCAAGTGACAGTAGTCAGAAAGTACAACTTCCCTCTCTCACCTGAATGGACCGATGAGGAGATAAAAGCAAACATACTACGCTTCTACACTGATAAGGTAGGTCCTCACAGTGCATACAGGCAAAAATTAGATGTCCGTCTTGGTGCTATTTTAGAAACTTATGATGAAGATGGTGAGGTTGAGAAGGGCCTCTACTTTTATCCCAGTAGAAACACAACTTTAATTCCTACAGGTAATGAGGACAGTGATGGGGGTTTGGATAGGGGTGAGACAGGTTACATAAGTTGTGGGCAAATTGGAGAAGGGGAGGAAGCTTTGAGGGAAATTCTGCCCCATGTTGATTTGGAAAAAGCCACAAACAAAAATCGGCCAGACACAAAAACTGCTCTCCTGTTTCTGAGCAATGTAGAGTTTGCAGTGTTCAGATGTGGTAACAGTTTTGTTGGAGCAGATGAAGACTGTGATCTCTCAGTGCCCATAGTTGCTCCATTGCCAAAAGCCATAAAACATTCTCGGTTGATCCTAGATCCAAAGTCCAGCAAAGGTAAAAATGACTGCTTTTGGCGGGCTTTGGCCTATTCCATGGGGAAAATTAAAAACCTGAGATATGGTGAGAGGGAAGCTGAAAAGCTGGCCACTGAATTTGTTGAGTGGCGCAAAGAAAATTTGAAAGCAAAAAAACCAACTGTTGAAAAACTCCTTAAAGGAGGATTGGATATTCTATCAAAAGAAAAATTTTCTGATCAAGAAAATCACCAAAAATTCACATGTGATGTGAGTTCCATCATATCTCAAATTGAAAACTGTTTCAATGTCAATTTGTATCTCCTTTCATATGACAGAAAAACATTGGAATCACTTGAAGAAAAGATGATTAAAGAAACTCAAACCCTTCCTACCCCTAACCAAATAAGGTCCCAGTGCTGTCTGCAACCTTTCCATGTGTCTTGTGGGAAGCATGGAAGGAAAAAACTACATTTGCTGCTTGATGGATGTAAGAGGGGGAAACTCCACTGTTACATCATTAAGAAAATTGATGACTTTTCCCAGAATTACAGGTGTAAAACCTGTAACAGATATTTTACAAAGTGGGGCAATTGCAAAAGGCACCAGAAAGCTGGGGCATGTCTGTCCCGGTTTGTATACCCAGGGGGGCCTTTTCAGAGGCAGAGGATTGTCTGGGAGAAGTTGGCAGAAGAGGGTATAGATTTCTCCATGGTGCTGGAGGATGGTGAAAAATATCCCAGAATGCAAAATAGAATTACATGGGATATAGAGAGTAGGACAGTTCCACTCACAGATGGTGTGAAAAACACAGAAAAAGTGCAATATATTAACAAACATGTTGCACTATCCATCTCTGTAGCTACAAATGTGACTGGTATGGAGGGAGTAGAGTTCTTTTTTGACAACGAGGACCCTAAAAACCTATTTTGTGAAGCATATGACCACATGGTCAGTATTCAGGAAACCAGTGAATTGGACTGGCATGCTAGAATGGGGCCAGTCTATGCACAGATTGAACAAAAAATCATAATGGCCGGTGGGTTGGTGAAAGTCCCAGAGGACCGTTATGATACTTTCCCTGCAAAAGTCCAAAAGAGGCTTAAGTGGCTAGCTCTTAAGACCAGGAAAGAGAAGGATGTCAATATAAAATCAGTAATGCCCCCTTGTGTTCATGGGTACAAACCATTACCTGATGGTGCTAGGAAGAAGTGTAGTGTGAAAGGGAGGGTCAATGTAAGGTCATTCAAGAGAACTGGGGGCCTGATTACTTCTGAGCAAGATGTGGACTCTCTGAAAAATGGAATAGAGCCAATACTGGGTCCAGTGCTTATTGCTAGGGGGGTCCTAGGTCAGAACAAGAATAATTCTGCGGGGGAATACACAACCCCTGAGGGCAAACGCAGGGGTGTCTATATAAGAAGAATGAAGGCTTTGCTAAACCAGCTCAAGAAATATGGATCCACACTCCCTGTGTTTGGCTATAATAGCTCTCGCTATGATCTTGGAGTGTTAGCAGAGTATTTCCCAGTCAAAATGGGTCTCACCAAGGGGACAGATTGTCTGTCCAGAGGTACAGAAGCCGCCAATGGTATTCCCCTCAAATTCTGGTCAAAGAAGAAACAGAGAATGATCAGGTCAAAGAAGTACAAAGTATTCTTACTCATGAGGGACATTGCTACATTCAGGCCCAATGTTATAGGCCAGACCAACAACTACAAGGCTATCACCACTCTACATGGCCTCAAGTTTCTTGATCTGATAAACTATGTGCCAGCAAAAACCTCTCTAGATTCTCTGGTAAAGAATTATGAAAAGGCCGGGGTCAGTGACAGGAAAGGTTATTTTCCTTATTCTGTGCTCTCTGAGCCTGACTTTCATGAGCAAAAGCTGCTAGACAGATATGACAGGATAATAGACCCCCCTGGGCTCTATTCTAAATTTGATGATAAGCTCAAAGTCCCAGTCCATAGGAAAGGGGGCAATCACCTTGAACAGGAATGGGCTCAGTTCACCAGGGGGTATCAGCTCCAGAAAGTTCAATCAGTCATCCGGGACTTGGCCCAACATTTCACTGAGCAAGAAACTGGTGAGACAGATGAACAGGCCGAGTCATTTGATAAAGACTACCGAGAGGGTTTGAAGAGGGGTTGGATGGATTTCCTGGGGTACCATTCAGTTGAATTCCAAAAACAAGTTACAGTAGATGATACATTTGTGACAGGCTCTCATGTAAATGTGCCCACAGGTCCTGAAAATTTCCAAGCAGGGGTTGTCAATGTGATCAAGCAGGAAAAGTTTGGTAAATACCTAGACTATCTCTGTTGGTACAACAACAAGGATGTGGAAATTATGATGCCGGTTATTGACAAAATGACAGAGAACTTTCAATCCATGAATCCAATGATAGAAATTGGTGTAGAAAATGTGTCCCTTCCTAATATAGCCAGAATCTTGGCCCATAAATCAGCTGAAGAAAACAATGGTGTTTTTTACATAGCCAAGGGAGATGTCGAGGGTAATGTGCTTGAGAGAACCATGAGGAGAAACCTGTATGGAGGTCCCAGTATTATATTCAACAGATATGCTGAGGCTTACAAAACCCAAACCAAGGGGGGCAATACAGTGAAGAAAGTAGTCACAGAGGATGCCAATGGCCTGTACTCACGTTGCATGCAAAAACACATGCCTGTCGGGCCTTCTGTTCATTGCTATGGTCCAGATGAGACCAATTTGGACTCACCTGTGTACTCAATGGACACAGCTGATTGGGTTTACAAAGAGATAGGTAAAAGCCAAGATTCCTTGGGCCAGCATTCCTGGCTGTCTCTGGTGCAGAGTGAGCTAAAGGATGTTGCAGAGGCTGAACAGAAATTGTACACTGAAGCTGATAATGGGGCTAAATACCCCCCTGTTGACTTTGTGAGTACAATACATACAAAAAGGACATTAGGGCATGAGATCAGAGTGGGGCCTTATTCTGCTGATGGTATCAGGCACAGATCTCAGTTCACTGACTATGAAAGACGGCATTACCCTAAGTGGGCCCGTGGGGTAGTATATGAGTTCAATGGTGATTGGTATCATGGAAAGCCATCAATGATCAAGGCTAAACATGAAAAAGATCAGAAACATCTAGTAGAGCTATTGGTTGATAGGCTGCAGAAAACAATGGAAAAAATGAAATATCTATTGAGAATGAAATATGTAGTCTTCATGAGCTGGGAGGGAGATTTCAAAGATATATACAAACAGTATGCTTATAAGGGTATGGGTGAGAGTCTCCCAAAGTTCACCAGAAGTTATCTTTTGGGCTATAGAAAGGATGTTAGCATGAAAGAGGCCAGGCGTCAGAAACTCCAGAAATTAAAAAATCCTGAGAAATTCCAGGAACTCCTAATGATGGATTATGACGAGGATTATGTATACAATGACACAGATCCTCCAATAGGTCTCTTTGGGATGGCGGAAGTAGATCTGGAGCCCGAGGGGGGTAGAAGTTTTGATGATTTTGGGCCAATATTTGCAGCAGGAGTTAGAGAGGGAGAGAAAGTAGGGTCTTTAAGAGGGGTTAAAAGAGTGCAGAAATGTGTCCTGACAACACCTCACTTGCAGTGTTTGTGTTCAGTTGGGATCAAAATCATAAAAGTCTGGAAAGTGTGGGAATTTAACTCAGCTCCCTGCTTCAGAGAATTTGTAGACAAAGCAGTGCAGGAGCGGAAGAAGGGAGATTTACCTGATGGGAATCCCCTGCAAGCCGATCTGTACAAGCTAGTGGTCAATGCAGCTTATGGTGGTTTAATCCAAAACAAGGACAAACACGCTGAGCTGAGCTTTTTCACAAATCAATGGGATGTGTGTACAGAGGTTAATAAGCCTGCCTTCAAAGATGCAGTCAGTTGGACTGATGACCTCATTGAGGTGGCTCTGACAAAAGAAAAGGTCAGGCAAGATGTCCCTGTACAGCTTGGCAAGTTCATATTGGACTATGCTAAGATGCACATGGTCAATTTCTATTTCCATGTGATCAAATCCCATTGTGATATGGATAAAATTGATTTAATATCCATGGACACAGACTCATTTACAATGGCCATTTCTGCTGATGATCTTGATGATTGTGTCCTTCCCTATGCCCGTGAGAAGTGGGAAAAGCAAATTAGGCCTTATTGGTTTGTACACAGAGGCTGTAGAAAACAGTGTCCCACCCCTGATCAGTGTAACAAGAGACTGCCTGGGCCATTCAAAAATGAAAACAAAGGCGATAAGACTATTGGTCTGTCATCAAAACTGTTCACGGTGACCAGTAAAACTCCTGGGGAATCAGTGAAAATTGCCTGCAAAGGTCTGATGAAAAACAGACTCTATCTGGATGATAGTGACAGGTTTAAAAACACTTTGGAGGGCGCTGTAGGGGGCTTTGCTATGACTTGGAGTACATTTACCAGGCAGAAGCATGAAATGATGACTGTTACTTCTGAACGGTCTGTGACCAATGTCTATAAAAAGAGACAAGTGGATCAAGATGATCCTACAAGAACGCATACTTTGTCTGATGTGTTTGACTGCTCTACCCCGCTCAAGAAAAGAAAACTCTGGTGGGAAAGGCGGGCTATACTAGCTGCCAAAAGGGGTAAGACAAATCACAGTGCTGATCAAGATGACAATAACACTGATCATGATGATAATGATCCTGATAATGACCATGATGCTGTCAATCCGGGGCCCCCACCTCAACAAATATTAGACCCTATTGCAGAACAAATTGCTAGAAACAGAGAGAGAGCTATGTGGCTCAAAAAGCAAAGGTTACTTGAAAAGCAAGCTGAGGAGGCTGCTACTAGAGCAGCCTTAATAAAATCAAATACAATGGAACTTGAGATAGATATGTTTGGGGATATAATTCCTGGGGCAGTAGAGAGGAATAAAGCAAAACGAGCCAAAATGGCATATATGTTGTAATAAATTGTTGCCTGGGATACAATTACCTTTCTTATTGTTACGAATAATTATAACAATAAATATTTTATGCACTGTGAATCAATATAATTCCTGGGGCAGTAGACAGGGCTAAAGCAAAAGGAAATTAGTGTATATATACACTAAATACATAAATTTTGCCTGATTATTTGCCTGTGTGAGGACCTGTCTTAATATTAATGATAAAAATAATACTAATAAATGAATAATAATAATGTCTGTGCTGTAAATAAAATAACACATTGAATTATGTTTAACATGTATTGTTGTTTATTCTATTAAATGTACACATTAATTTGAAAGTCTAGTAATTCACTGCTGATCGTTATAATGATAGTTGTCTACTATGGCAGTAATCCCAGCATTAGCCGCTGCCTGTTCAACAGGGTCATTAGTAGGTAGCATGCCACCGGCAACCTGTTCTATAGTTTCCTCATAGGCTGCTACTTCAAGGGGGGTGGCTGCTGTAGCAGGCTGTTTCCTAGTGCGGGGAGCTCGTGGTTTCTTGGGCTGAGTAGTGGTTGTTATGTTTGTTTTGCAGCCTCGTTTTTGTGCAGGCTGTTGTCTTGGCTGGCCTGGATAAGCAATAACCATGGGAACACCCTGAGGGCTAAACATTTGTGCAGCAGTCAAGTGGGCTGTCTCTGGGGCTGGGGTTGGGGGAGGTAGTGGGATATCCCCGACAGGAATAGATGCATTCTCAGGCAGTGTAAATGACACCTGACGTCTGGCCTTACTGTTGGCTGGTGGGTGGATGGGTTGTCTCCTCTCTGGGGTTGGTGCAGGTGGGGGTTCCGCAAATGGAGCAGTCTGGCTAATGGGTGTCTGAGGCACATCTTCACAGTGACCTTCATCGTCTGACTCACTCCCTCCTATAAACTCGTACATGTCCCCACCATCTTCAGCCTCGTCCATACCTCCATTGTTTAGTCTTTTATCCAGTTCCTGCTGTACAAGCATGGGTACTTGCAGAGGCACAGACATATGAACCTTGTTAGGAACTCCTTCGCCAAAGGTGTATCGGGGCAGGTTCATCAGTGTGTAAATATCTACAAAGAAGGCCATACTGCCAATAGTTGTGAAAACCCCAACCACATCCTGTGCCAAACCACCCTTGCTTGTGGATGTCACCACTGTAGATGTATTCTTGCGAGGCACATTAGATCTCTTAAAAGAGCTTTTAGATCCGACTTTGTCCCAAAGATAACTTCCGATAAACAATGCATCTTGATCCTCTTTTGAGCAAGCCATGATGTTGACTGTTCAACCGCTAAGCTGGTTCTGACCGGTTAGACCAGTTAGCGTGGCTTTTGAATTCAAGCAAGCTAACTGGTAAATGGTAAACCGGTTGCCCTGGCAACAGATCATGCCAGCAGTGCTTGCTCACCAGTCTAGAATAGGCTGGCCATCCACTGCTCTGATATCAATCTGGTTGTCATATTCACACAAAACCACTGCTGACATGGTGGGGTCATTGGCTCCTGGCGCTTCACTTAGCCTTAGCTCAAGGGCCACATCTCCACTGCGTCTCACTGTCTTGTAGAATGTTCCTGTGGCCCCACTCTGGTCAGGGGTCAGATCAAATGCAAATAGGGTGTGACCCTTGAGCCATCTTTCATATGTGAGATATGGCTCGCCCTCCAGACCTTCTGTTGGCAAAAGCACCTTACGCATCTCAGCATAAGCCCTTATATTGGTTCTTGCTGCTACAGCAGCAGTAAAGTCAGTTTCATAATGCCTTGTTGGGTACTCCTTACCGTCATATGAGAGCCACATTTCTCTGATATGCATAGACTGGAAGTTGTAGGGGTTTTTAGTGGTGTCTCCTGTCAGAGCACCATTGTCTACAAAGCCCACTATCACTCTGCGGGGTATCATGCCTGTGATAAATCTGGGAATGGAAACATTGACAGCCTTGGGAATTATGACCTGGCTAACTGTTTTCCTGTGAACAGGATAGCTGGCAAACTGCCTTGCAGCCAGGGCACGTCGGTAATGGGCATCCACTGAGTCCTGCAATGTTGATCTGGACACATGCAGGGCCATTGATTTAATCTCCACTGGGTGAATTGTGGCTGCTGCTGCAGTACGGGTGTAAAAGTTTACCTTGTTTTTAACCAGTTTCACTCGTAATGCAGTACCGGGTATAAGCATTTTACCCTGTTCAGTGAGGTCAGTTCTAAATCGCCCTAGCAGTGATACAAGTCTTGAGGATCTCGAAAGTTCCTCCTGTCTTGCGTAAATGCTTGGCGATGCAGCTTTTGTGTTAGCGTTGGTTGTGGCACCCAGCGCAAGGTCCGCCCCTTCCTTAGTCTCATAGAAACCCTCTAGCACCCTCATGTCTTGTAGTATAGGACGTGTGTAGCTAGTCACAGCATCAATGTAAGCCCTCAGTGCATAATTCCCCTCAGTTCTAACAGTGTTGCCTTGGATTTCAAGTTCAACTTTCTCAAACAGAGAATGAAATAAATTGTTCTCAAAGAATGCTGCCCTATATTCTGCATCCTCAAAATTTTCAGCTTCTGTTTTCTTGATTCTCAGCTCAACCTCCAATGCCAAATTGGTCATGTCAGTCCATGATCTATCCCTATTATCAATGAGAAATGATACTTCACTCATCTGCTGGTAGTTTGTCTGCTCAGGAGCCACTTTATGCTCATACATGTTTCTGAGATCAGTGTTAGTGGGCATAACCTGACTTGTATTAAACTCACTGTGGGATACCGCTGATGCTGTGAGTCCCGGCTCCACCTCAGGCGCCAGTGGGGCTGAGGCCCCTACAGCTCCTCCTATTGGCATGATGTTGTTGTGCTCCTGACTTGCTCTAAGTCTGAAATGAGAAATAAATGTCAGTGACTCTTGAATATAACCCTCATTCAGAGAGAAACCTTTAGAGCAGACAAGATGATAAACGATTATCCAAGCCTGCAAGGTCAGCTCACATACAATGAGGATTCGGATAATGAGCAATATGAAGATGACCAGTATCAGGATGACGGTGAGGATTATGAGGATATAAAGCCTCTTAGGACCAACCAACAGAGGCATAAGCCTAAAAACAAGGGCAATATCAATGCTAAACAGAAGGGCCATGGGTTGAAACATGTAAAACATACATTTGATGATCAGGATGTGCCCTCTCAAGTGGTCAGAAGGCGACCTAAACCACCACCACCTACATCAAAGCCTAAGGCAGGGTCCAAGTGCCCTACATTTAGAGATGAAAGTGAGGATGACGAGAGTGAGCACATACCCAAGTCGCGGGAGACAGCTGAGTCCCTGGTTGAGAAAATGTCGGCGCTGGGTAAAAAATTCTGCACTGCTAGAAATGCACAGAGAAGAATGCTGATGGTCAGCAAATTAAGTAAGGCCGATTTGAACCTTTTTGGACTTGTGATTAAGAACATTTGGGAGGGGGAGCATGGGGCATTTCAGTTGGCTGCAGAAGAGCACAGAAGGCTAAAACCTCATAAACTTCTTTTTAAGGAGTATATAATGAAGAGAGCTACATTCAAGAGAAAGAGAGAGATACTGTTGGAGGGAAACATACTGAAAAATCTCACTGAACTGATGACTCAGCTGGAAGTGGAGTAATATACATACAGTTACAATGGTTAAGAGACGCAGACAGCCTACTTGGAGGAGAAGGAGACGGTCAAAGAGATTTAATAAAAGGCTTAGCAGGACAAAACCTCCTGGGACAATAACCTCCAATGTCCTCTCAGGAATTTGGCACAGGCGTATTCCTAACTGAAGAGAATAGTGTATGGGGTACTGGAGGAAACGAGGATTGGCCTGCTTCACTCTCAGGAGGAGTAGTAGGAGACGCCGACCCCCCTCTAGATCACCAAGTCCCAGCAGACAGCCAAAAATTATACTTGGGGGCGGCACAGGTTTTAGACTCAGACGAACTAGAGGCAGAAGAAAGAAGAGAGGCAAGAGCAAAAAATAGACAATGGTGGTTGTCTGCGTTAGACCTTGGTCCAACTATCGTTACCCCCCTACCCCGCGTGCCAGACCCAGAAAGGCTAGAAAAGCTAGAACACAGACTAACAGGAGATCTAATCCAAGGGCAAGGCAGGGGTCTTATCAGAGAGGAAGTGCAGTCCCCAGGAGACTTTCATTCACCCCCAGCCCAGCCACACCCCCCGCAACCCAACCTGACCCCTGGAAAGGTGGGGCCCTCAACATCAGAATGGGGGAGCCAGTAGCAAAGTCACCTCCACATGCAAGAACTCCAAGGATTAAGAGAACACCTAAGCCTAATAGACAGTTTGAGGATTTTATCCTGGGTACAATAATGAAAAAAATCATGGCCAGAAAGCGTAAATAAATGTTGTAACAAGCACACAGTGGTTTGGTTGTTTTCAGTTGCATTTCTCTGTATTATTCAGAACATTATGATGTGAACTAAATGTGATCCTTCCCTGTATCACACAACACATCATGATGTATGATTTATACAGCATAGCTGATATCAGAACATTATGATGTATGCTATGCACAGTGATTTGGCTTGACTAGGTATAAATGTAAAATATATCTAGTGCTTATTTAAAAGTGAGGTTTTTTATTTTGTGTGACATTTGGATTCAGTGTAATGGCTAAGAAGGTACATTGCAAGACACAATTTGCCAGGAAGAGGCGAGGCAGGAGGAGGAGGCGGAAACAATGGGGCAGGGGAGCTGTAGCTGATGTTGCTGCCGACTTAGTAAAGGAGGGTGCAAAACAAGCTGGAAGCTTTGCTTTAAAGAAACTTGCAGGGGCAGCAGCGGGAGGCCCAGTTGGCATGGCAATACAAGCATTTGTAGAATTGGGTGGAAGGGCTCTAGAAAAAGCTATAAAAGCTGACTGGACACAGAGCAAGCGCAGGGAGTTTAAGAAGGCTTACAAACCTGTCAGAAACAAGCGGACAGGTAGAGGGCCGAATTGGCTGACAGGTGGATGGTATGCCCCCAGAAAAAACCCAGAAAAAAACAGATATGATGAAGATTACGGTTTTGGCCAGTGGTGATGGTATCACCTACATCAGCTGTAAGTGTCACTTACTCGGGGTCTAAATATTGGGCAGAAAATGTAAAAATGCATCAAAAAGTGCTTTTAACAGATCAGAAAGTGCCTTTAGCCTGTCTGGTACAGCTCTAGAAATTGTTCTTAGCAAAACCAAAAACTTTGAGTATATTACTTCTGCAATACCAAAAACCCACCCTGCTGAAAATATTGAACAACTAAAAAATACATGGTGGGAGATAGGAAAACTGACTTTAAGGATTAAGTGAAAATATCAGAAAATGCTTTTAATATTTTTGCAGAAAATCAGAAAATGTCTTTAACAGACTGAGTGGTGCCTCAAAAACTGTCTTAAACCTCTATTTGGATTTTGAAAGTGTGAAAAAAAGCCGATTTGACTTGCAACCGTCACCTACACATCTCAGAGGGGTCCCCCTCCCACCCTTCCATCACCCGAGACGTCACCTACATGTAGGTGACGCCCCCTATTGCCATGCTTCAGAATAGGCAAATGGCCAAATATGTAGGTGATGCGTAGCCTTTATGTAGGTAACACTATATTAATAGGGGACTGACCAGAGATGGGCTCATTTCACCTGGATCATGCCAGGGAACAAAGCTGTTCGGACCATGAGGTGGCGAATAAAACAGAGGCAAATTAAAGGGGAGGATGGGTATAAGAAAGAACAGGCTTATAAAATGAAAGTATACAGGCGAAGAAAAATTATACAAGACTTAGATAAGCAAATTGCTTCAGCTCAAGCTCGTGTTAAACCACGATCCTCTTCTAAGGGAACAGATAGTGATAACAAAAACTTTATTAAGATATCTACAGGAAAGAAGATAGCTAAGGCAAATAAACAGGAACAGCATAGTGAGAGCTTGAAAGAAGCAGAGGAACCTGAACATCAGGCCAAACCAGCTGTCATGAATTTACAGGATGACATCTACTCTGCAGGTTCTTCAATGAAGGAGGGGGACATCAGCCAACCCCACTTGGTATTCAAGCATCCATTCACCTGTCTCATTGCTGGCCCTACATCATCTGGCAAGACAGTATTCACCATAAAAGTGCTTGAAAATATGGATGAGATGATAGAGCCTAATGTGAAAGAAATATTGTGGTGTTATGGCATTGAATCACCTCAGCTCACCACCCTTAAGCAGAAGTTCCCTTCCATTCTTAAACTGCACAAAGGTTTACCTGACTTGGCCAAACTCAGTGCCCTTGACACATCAGTCAACAGAATTCTTCTGATTGATGATTTAATGCAGGAGACTAAGGGAAACACAGTGGCTAACCTGTTTTCTAAGGGGGCTCACCATTTGAACATGAGTGTGGTTTATATTGTGCAAAACGTATTTAATCAGAACAAAGAAATGAGAAACATCTTTCTGAATGCTCAGTACAAGGTGTTATTTAACAATCCAAGTGATGTAACGCAGCTGACAGTGCTAAACAGCAGAATGTTCCCTGGTCACCCCAAGTTCCTGAAGGAGGTAATGAGAGACGCTGCCAGGAAACCACATGCACACATTGTGTTGGATGTACATCCTAGGACACCTGAAGATCTCAGGGTGAGATCAGAGGTGTTTCCCGGACAGGATAACAATGTGTTTCTACCGCAGTAAACCTGCACTTTCACTTTGAAGCTAGAACAAGACAGTCGCTATCACAGCAAATATGCCACCACCGTTACGATACGTTCACACAGGAAATATGTGGACTGGGGTGCCAGTCAACCAGTATGGATTTGGTGTATACAAAGCTCACCCATACCAGAGGGGCTATGGGGCCTACAGATCCAGGCGCAGGAGAAGGGGGCAGAGGGGTCATGGTTTTGCTAGTGCTCTTAAAGCCATTGGCAGGGCAGTGTTGCCAGCAATGCGGAGAGTGGGGACCAGTGTCGTTAAAAAGGCTGGCCAGCAGGCTTTAAAAGAGCTGCCAAAGGTTCTTGGCAGTCAGAACAAGAAAGCTGCCTTTAAAGGAGCTGCAGAGAGAATAGGTAAAGGAGCATTACAATCGGCAGTGACTGGGGTGCTGGCTACAGGTGGAGGGGGGCCGCCACCTAAGAGAAGAAGAGTCGGAGGTAGTAGGAGACTGAAAAGAAGGGGCCAGTTCAGATAAGTCGCTATGAAAAGATATAAGGTGAAGACTGGGAAAACAGCTGCAGGGAAGTCTGCCTATGCCTTAGAACCAGCCCCGCACCTACCTGCTGTACCCCCTGTTAGAGACCCTGCAACACAACCAGTTTCCAGGCAAGATATTTTAAACCTACAGGAGGCTTTAGTATGGCCCCCTGAGAGCATGAGAGATGTTAATCTCACAGAGATGGAAAACCAGAGAAAGGCTTTGAACTCAGTATGGGAAGACCCTTATATGGACCCAACGAGCAAGTTGCTTAAAGCCTCTCTCCATTCACAGTTGTTTGCTGTAGCCAATAAAAAATACTTTTCAAGAGGAGAGAAAGGAGAAAATTTCCTTCCCCCTACATATCAAACCCCTCCACCCTTGACCCCTGCTCAGGAATCACAGACAGCAACACCTCAAGACCAGAAACAGACACATAGCCTCATACCAAGATACAGAGGAACACCTCTCAGTGTGACTAAATCTATTGTGAATGTACCCCATCACCTAAAGAATGCTGGCACACAGATGGTTATGGCTCTGAAGAGCCCTGATTCCCGCTTGGCCTGGGACAGTGAAGGCAAGCTTATTGACAAGATTGGTGGTGAAAGAGGTAAAGGCAAAATTATTCAGGGAACTAATATACAAGATATACTGGGTTATGCCACCAACCCATCACCCCATATAAACCCACCCAAGGGATACAGTGAGTTCAGGGATGCTCTAATTGTAAGTGGACTAAGGCACATGCTCACCCCAGAGAGTGAGGAACTCTTTAAAGTGTACAAGAAAAGAACTGACACCCGTATGAAAAAGTCTAAGAAAAGTGAACAATATCTACAGGACACATTAACCCCAGGATCTACTTTAAAGCTTAATAAAAATCCTGTTATACATAGACTAAGTTCCACTCCTACAACACACAGGTCTATTCCTGTAAAATCAGCAAAACTGTTGAAATATTCTGTGTAATAAGGTTAGCTGGTGGTTAGACATTGCTAAAATATTATCTGTTCTGTATACATAATTATATAATGTTACATTAAAACACATTGTATCAAATAAATCATGTATAAATATAATGTATATAAATGTTCAGTTCTTAATATCTTACAATAAATAATATGAATTGCCTTAAATGACTCACTATACCTACTCACCAGTTGACAGTATAAGGTCGATAAGGGTGAAAGATGGGTAAAAAGAAAATACCCACTAAAACTGAGAAGTTGTTGTCTTCTTTGTACTTTGATCCTGCGGCTCCAGGGTCTTTCTCTGGTGTAGTAGCATTGAAGAAAGCTGCTGCTAAGCGTCTGCAAGAAAAAGGTAACAAAAGGATAAAAATTAAAACAAGTGGTGTAAAGAAGTTTCTATCAAATCAGGAAACTTTCACTTTACACAAGCCAGTGAGAAAGAATTTTGAGAGGCGCAGGGTTCAAGTCTCTGGCCCACTGGAACAATTTCAAAGTGATTTAGTGGACATGAGTATGTTTGAGAAGGAGAATGATGGGTTTAGATGGATTGTAATGACAATTGATGTATTCACCAAGAAAGCTTATGCCATTCCTATGAAGAGAAAGAGCACTGAACACATGCTAGAGGCATTAGAGAAACTGTTCAGGCTAACCCCCGCCCCCAGGAAGCTGCAGTCGGACAAAGGCAAAGAATATATTTCGAAACCAGTGATTGCATATCTTAAGTCTAAGGGAATTACATGGTTTGCCACTGAGGACGATAAAATCAAGGCTGGAGTGGTAGAGAGGCTGAACCGTACAATCAAAAGCAAAATGTGGAAGTACTTTCACTACAAAAAATCTAACAGGTGGCTCGAGGTGCTACCTGATCTCATGCGAAGTTATAATAATACAGTTCACAGCAGCATCAAAATGACACCTGAAGAGGCAACTGACCAGAGACGTGTGGCTGAAGTGCGGAATAATTTGTATGGCCCACACAGCAGGCTTCGAGTTGAGGAGGGTTGTCCACAGGACAATGCATTTGGAGTGGGAGACCGAGTGAAGCTGTCTAAACATGCGTTAGTCTTTGACAAGGGTTATAAACCCAACTGGACCTTGGAAATATTGACAGTAAACGAGGTAATCCCCTCCGATCCAGTGGTTTACAGAGTTAAAGACTTGGATGGGGAGGAAATAAAAGGCACATTCTATGAACATGAGCTGCAGAAAGTGACCAGTCTGCCTAAAGTTTATGACATTGAGGAAATTATCCAGGAAAAGGACAACAGAGTGCTGGTGAAATGGAGGGGGTATCCAGACAAGTTCAACAGATGGATTCCCAAGAGCAGCCTCAGGTAGACATCACAGGGGGGCCCAGTCAGAAAAACAGCTTCTATGTACATGTGTCATCTGCGGCAGGAGTCCTCAATGAGTGTGGCACTGTGATATGTCAACTTCCTGAGCCCCTTGTGTTACAAAACAAAGACAATTGGGAGTGTGCTCTGGTTGAAATTGTACATGGTAACCTTGAAGTTGGTACTCAAGCGCCGTATGAATTCGGCTTGGAAATTATCAGATGGCAGAACCCTGAATGGTCACGTGGTTTAACATATAAACACTACAAACTGCCTGCAGCACACTACAGATCACCCCAGGACATTGTAAACAGCTTAAATGCAGCCATTGCATCTCAGGAGGTTCCAATGAGGGGGGTCTCAGGACCTTTTGAGGAAAATTATTTCAGGTTTGTTTACAATCCAGTGACCAGGAAAATAAATTGTCAGAGAAGACGCCCATGGGTAGTTGCAGCAAATGGTGATATACATGCAATCAGACTGTACATGAACAATGAGTTGAGAGATTTTATAAAATTTCCTGATCCAAGAACATTGGAAGGGGTTACAGCTTGGGAGGATACTTATGGAAAGGGCTGGTACTATCTCTTATGCCCCCGGAAATTGCACTCCCCTCAGTCAACTGAGAGCATAACATCATGTGGACGGGGAGAAGTGAACATTATGATGGATGGGCTAGCACCAAATTACTTGAGAGGCGACAAGGCTCCCATTCTGTACAGATGTGATGATTCAGGTATTAGTGAGAGTGATGTGATTCACAGGACAATTAAAAGGCGGGAATACATTGAATTGAAAAGCGGACAAACATTGAGGACACTCTCATTCCGGTTCGAGGATTCTAACAGAAGGTTGATTCGCTTTGATGAAAGTCACCCTACACTTATGATGCTTCACTTTAGAAAGACAAAATAAAATGGATCTTAAAACTCAAAGCAGCATTTTTATGCATGTGAGTAGTGCACAGACATCTCACATAGAATATAACACAACTGGAAAGTTTGCAGTAGATCTCAGGGAGATATTGGATGCAGGCGAAGATAACAGATGGGAAGTTGGTGTCACCTACCTGACTTTGCCCTTATCATGGAACAACATTGACGATGATAGCTATTGGTTTCAGGTGACAATGCTGACAGATGTACTGAACATTACCAGAGACACAAAAGGGATCTCGTCTGGCAGAATTTTTCTACCCAAAGGAACCTATTCTTCAGCAGAGGACATTGTAACAACCCTAAACAGCCTACTTCCAATTTCAGCATCTGCTGCGGACTATTCATTGAACTCTCAGAAAATGATAAAGTTTATTTATGTACCTTCATCAAGATTAATTGTGCTAAGATTTATTTATAAAGAAGAGGCATATCCGCTTCATGGACTTAGAATTCATTTCAATAGAAAACTGATGAGACTTTGTGCCTTCCCTCAGAAGGTAAACAATCCAGGTTTGGACATAGGCTTCCCAAATCCTGTTGTGACTAGCCTAGCACCCGTTGACATGCCCTTTCCTGTGAGCCAAATTAATATCACATGCAACATTGTTGACATGGAGATAACATCAGATGGCAGCAAACGAAGGGGATTGTTCACTTCATTTGCAACAAAACGACCACCTGGATCCACTGACCCCTTGTTACACATTATTCCAGATGAAGTTCAATATAAAAATATAGTCTCGAGACGCTTTGATCAGATGACATTTGATATACTGGACCAGGAGGGGGAACCTGTAAAGTTTGCTGAAGATTCACCTCCCACATATTTAGGCCTGCATTTCAGAAGGAAATCATAATGAACGAATCAAGAACAGATCATTATGTACAGCTGATTAGCAATGCAAGTATGGATGTGTATCCAGGCAATGTTATATCTGAATTTACAACACAGCTAGCTCAGCCTCTGAGGCTTGATGGTCAATGGGAAGTGGGCATGCATTCTTGTGCATATCATCGAAACTGGTTGAACTTGACAGAAAGAAAGGATGCTGTGGTCAGAGTGACAGTCACACAGTGGGGTGAAACAGCTGGGGAAGAGGCACTGGATATAATTAAAACTCACATGATTCTTCCACACCCTGGGAATTATTCAACCCCAGAGTCCCTCATTCAAGCTATTCTAAACACAGAATTTGTATACAGACCTGAGTTAGAAACAAATGACACTCTGACAAAGAGCTTTCCTGTCCGAGTAGGGGATCTGATATCAATGAAATGTAATCAGTCAACTCAGAGATTTAGGATTATATGGAAGAAACATTTTGTGCTGAAAAATGACTTGGTGAAAATAGGTTTCAGTGATAAACTCTGCAAGATGCTCGGCCTGGTTCTCACAGACCCCAGCACTAGTCTACATCAATGTTTTATTGCTGTGGGGAATCCAGAAAGAATTATTCCTTCAAGAGAGACATCTTTCCCATTCCCACCATATACCAGGGAAACAATAAGATCAGAGTTTACTTTTACTGATCCTATCAACTTGGTGGATGTATACAACCTCTTTATTTACACCGATTTGGTTAGAGCTACAAGACTGGGGGACGCTGATGCAGAGTACCTGTACATGATACCTGTGGAAGGTAAAGAGGGTGCATATATTCACTTTGCACCAGATAATGTGGTGTATAAAGAAGTTGTGTCTCAGTCTGTAAGAACAATTAATATCAAGGTAGCGGACTTTGCAGGTGATAGGGTAAAGTTTAATCACGGTAGTGGTGAATTTACCTGTCTCTTACACTTCAGGAAAATTGCATAACTCACTATGGCTGTACAGCGTGAGGATTTTACACTTGCATTGGTTAGCAATGAAGGTGTGAGTGAAGGGTCAACAAATACAACATTTACATGTAAATTAGGAGACAGAGTGCATTTGGACAAGGGTGCATGGAGTGTAGGCATACAGGAACTATCGATGCCTAGGTATGTAGATACAATACATTATGACAAAGGACGCATGGCAATCACTATTACTTGGTTCACTAAAAAAGACAGACTGGGCATAACAGTTATACCCATGCCCAAATATGGATGCATGATGAATGGTGAGCAGATATTAACCCACATAACCTCTCACAATAACTTCACTCAAGCTAGGACAAGGTTTCTTACTGAGACTGGTTCTGTTGAAGGCTATATCGATTTAAACAGAGTACTGAGATTACAGTGGTGCCCTCCAACTGGGAAATTTCAAATTATTGTGAATGAAAACCCCTACAGTGTGCAGAGGGTCATAATATTACTCCCCAGTGCTCTGAACCGGGCAAGTCTCACGCGAAAGGGCCCTACACTTGGAAATTTGCTAGGATCTGCAATAAAAAGTGTCTGGCAAGGTATATATGTAGTGCATGCTGTAAAAGAATCCTTCACAGAATTTGCTTTGCCATGCAACACACTTAAACATATGGAGTACATGGATGTGAGATGCAGCCTGGCTGGAAATGATGGTATCAGGGGGTCTGGGTCACTGGGTTATTACCCACTGGCAGCCTGGGTGACAGAAGACACTGGGCAGGGAAGTGTCATTCATAAACAGCCCAAGCACATACACTATATACCCTGCTCAGTGAAAGAGTTCAGCTCTGTGTCAGTCAGTCTGCAAAACCTGTGGGGTAGAGAGCTCAATATAGACCCTAAAATGGGCTGCACAACACTGCTACTGTCATTCAAGAGAGTGGTTGTGGTTAAGGCAGCACACCACAGAGGCACATCATAATGTTCAAAAGACTGATTAACTGCTGACAAGCTATATCATAATGTTTAAAAAACGCAGTGTGAGAAGACATCGCAAGAGGGCAGCACCTAGCAAGCAGTTTGCCTTCACTTCACATTTTAAACGAGAGCAGGCCAAAGCCAGGGCACTTGCATCAGCATTCAGGTCCCCATTGCTACCATTTTATGCAAATACACCTTCGAAAGGACATTGATATAAGCATGGGCGCCACAGCAGTGGGACAACCAGTTGACAAAGATACCCTTGACAATATACTGGACTGTGGGGCATCATTTGACACCTCACCCCCGACTCCACCTGTGAAGTGGCATATTGGGGACACCGTGGTTGACAGAGACTTTGTCCAGTTTGTTACAGTGTATGTACTTTTATTCATTATAGCAATTACCTCACTGGCCAACCTATCTGTGAAGACCGAGAGAACAGAACTGTGGGCCTCTCTGTTAAGCATGATGTGTGGTATTATAGTGCCACAACCCAAATACCCCAGGCAGAAGAAACCTAGTCAGCAACAAAATCATAGCTGAGTAATTCAGTGCTTTTAAGAATTATCAGTAAGCCATAATGGATACATTCACTATTAACAATGTGCTAACCAAAGCCATGGGACCCACAGTGTTCAAGGGGGTATTCCCGGCCTCTGATCTGCCCCCTGTTGGCAATAGTAACAAAGTGGGGAGGGTTGTCTACCCCTTCTGTTTTGTGGCCAACACTGATTGTTGCCACAAATCAGGTGACCACTGGGTGGCATTCTACTTTGACAAAGAAGGCAAAGCCAGGTATTTTGACTCATTTGGGAGATTACCCATGTACAGAGACTGGATAAACTATATGACAGGGATGTCTAAGGAAGGACTGTGGTACTATAATAAAGCCTGCATTCAATCCCAGCAGAGTGGTGCCTGTGGGGAGTACTGCATATATTATCTACTCAAGAGACATTCAACACCATTAACAGTAGATGACTATACACTTATGAACAATGTAACTGAAAATGATGCATGTAGCTTGGTGAAAAAATATATGACAAGAAATGATATATGTAGCTTTGTAAATAAACTTAAATAACCCAAATGTTCATCAGTTTCCGTGTTGAATGTGTACCATAGCAAATAGAGGATAAATGCAGATAATCTGAGAAGGAAAACAAATTGTTCTCTCCCCCTCAGACTAGTCTGTACAATCCCTATTAGCTTACGGCCATAGTACGAAAACGCGGTGTCCATGACCCAGCTCTGTAGCCTAATGAGTGTGGAGTGTGTTGTTTGTTGACAGTGAACCATAGCCAAGAGAGAAACACTAGAGTCTATATGAAAAGGGATAGGAAGCATAGTCTCTAACCTCAAGTCACATATCATCAATATCGCTCTTTTGGCCGAATGGCCTTTCATTTTTTTTTTTGTTTTTTTTTTTGTTTTTTGTTTTTTTTTCTTTATATACAAAAAATGTCACAATACATAATTATTTAATGCAGCCTTGGCTGCTTAGCCCGTGGCTCTTCTGCCTGCACCTCCTCTGCCTCTGCCACCTCCTCCACCTCCTCTTCCTCCGCCTGCACCACCTGCTCACTCATCAACTGTAACAAACACACAAACAGAAAATATCATAATATTGGGTCTATAATTTCTTGCATACAGCATGTTTCATAACTATGATAATATAGAAATGTTGCCTGATTGTTCACCTAATGTGCCCTACCACCTAGGTCTTTTGAAAGTACCCGGGCTCCACTCAACTGCTTGACCAAATGATGGGGGAAGAATGCGTGAAGTAGCACTACAGACAGACATAGTGTCATCTCTGTCATTCCCCATGTCAGATGATGCTTCTCTTGCGGCCCTAGCCCAAGGAAAATGGTTAAGCTGAGGTTCTGTAAAATCTAATGCCCTTATAGGGTAGTATGACCCTTGTGCTGTAGCCTTTTCTGGTGGGACAGCAATCCAAAATGGTAGCTCTTTCTTCATATCTCCGATAAGGAAATCTTTTAGAACCTTCACGCCCCAAACCTCCTGAGTTTTAGACTTTGACCACGGGAATAGGTCCTTATGCCACAGTGTGGCCACCACAACTTGAGCTTGCACAGCACTTAGTGTGCAGTATCTAAAGGATGTAACTGCATAGCTCTCTTCTTTCTTGATATCCTTGAAGCTCATAATATCAGGTCTTTGTGACATAATTTCATCATATGATGGAATTAATTTGCCTGATTTAATACTTTCCTGTGCTGCCATGATCATGTCTACTTCCTGACTGCCCATGTGCCACTGACCATTGGCCTACCCAAACTATCTTTAACGCCAATATGAGCTCTTACCTGCTAGATCATTGGCTATCACCAGTCACGTGGTGACGCCAAAAAATCTTCCATACCCTTGAGTTTTGACCCCTAACTTTCAGACCTCCACGTGGCAATGTGTATGAGCAATCACACAGATATGGACAAAATGCAAAATAAATTGTACATTGTAACTCACCATAGGCACATGGCATTCCAAGATGTGAGGTACCCAGTGCTTTAACCAAATACGGAGAAGTCTGGGTAGGTAAAGCTTCTCCCAAGTAGGGTCACGTGGTACATTTAGCACCAGCAAGTCTTTTGGTGTCCATATAACAAGGTCACAAGATGTAGCCCATTGCACTAGTTGCATGCATCCCTGGATCTGGTGCCAGTAAGACCAGCCTTGATCATGAGCCAGATCTAGATATAGCTCACCCTTTTGCCCTCTCTTAATATAGAAACCCCCAGAATCCACCACCCGGTTCAAATCAGCACAGTCACGTTTTGAATATGGGCATTTGACTTCTACAATTTTACAAGCACTTGGCACCAACCCATCAGGACTCCCCCCTAAAGCACCTGATGGGTGTACAAAGAACCCTGCCTTGTTAACAGTTGTTTCCATGGCAATTTCATACAATTCAATCGCTTTCTGCTCATTGTTAAGCCCCCAAAGCATTGCATCATTTGTAAATGTACATGGCTTCATGAAGTTAATCCAATTTCCCCTACATTTTAAAGCTCTTCCAAATGTAGAGGCTGTAAGTTTTCCCCTTCTAACACTAAACCACTTATCACATTTGTTCTGCCCTCGTGTGTACTTTTCAATTTGGGCCCTTCTTTGTGCACTGTTAATTACAATCTCCTTTAGAAACACACTCCTATCTTCAGGTCCATATGACTTTTCTTTAAATCCATCCATGCTGTTACCTGCTACACGACCAACTGGCTATCTGACTGCAAACTGTGGGCACTTACCTCTGCACTGTCCTCCACACCGGAACTTGACTGGCACTCATAAACCTTAACTTGAAGGAAGTCACTGCATGTTGTTTAAAACCGGCCATTTCAAGGAAATGTGCAGTTCTAAAACCTAAATCCCTGACCTCAGCAATATGTAAAGTGCTCACTGTTGGTGTATGAAATGTAACTTTGCTACATGTGACTGTGTTTTGCTCAAAAACAAAGGCATTGTTGCAGTCACGGTACCAACCCTTCCAATTCACCCTTACTACAATTCTACTGCCCACAGTTCTAAAATCATTGTCAGGCTGTGAATAAAAATCCAGACAGGTTAAACTATGTCTCTCAATATAACTGCTTCTGACTATATCCTGTTCAGTTCTATTTGTCAAAGGTGGAAATAATCCACTGCTGTTTATCACACCTCCATTAAACAAATCTTTAAAGGACACAGAACAACATCTTAGAGCTAGCTGTGACATGTGTTCATTCACTCGCGTCATGATACAGACTCCCACTGTACATACAATCTCAGACCTGAATAGTTAAAGTAACCACCACCAGGGCACCACTGCCATGTGGCCAGCAAGTACATATACTTGTACCTCCGCAAGCAGATAAAATGACACATCATACACTCACCTCATCATCCATCCAGCTTGGTACACACTGAGCCTGATGCTCCATCATGTCACCCTGGCACACATTACACAAGACCGGTACATATGATTGGAGCTGTACCGGTCCCCTACAAAATTTTCGAACTGCTTGTCCTGGCCAATTAAAAAAATGTTTTAATAAAGCCATCGATTCATATCGGATGCTTTCTGCTTCATCATCAGTGATGATGTTGATGTGACATCTCTCACTGTATGTCTCTTTGACTTTTGACAGGGCCACACACCGCTCCTCCTCTCTCCTGTACCCCCATTTAAATTTAAATATGGCACTTTTGGAATATTCACCATTATTAAAATTCCATGTAAATCGACCTTTGAACATAACATCATCTGCTCTGAGCTCCAGTTGCTCAAAGTCTGGTACTTCCCTTGGTATGCGATTTAAAAATGCATTATCAAAATTATAACTTTGCAAGGTCCAATATGACATGTGAGAAGCATCCATCTTAAATGAGTGGCGGTCTAGTGGAAGAGTGCCTTAAATCCTTGTCTTTGTCTAGAGTCCAGCACTAGGCTTGACCAATGAGGCTAAGCTCTGTGTCATAAAAAGTTAAGATTCAACACTTCCTTACCTTGTACTTAATGGCAAAAGGGCGGGGCTTCACTACTGTACACATATTTTATCAGTAAAACCTTCCTCCAACATTATGTAATCTCCTACCTTCTATAGTCATCATCATCATTGTAGTTCATAGATTCATAAATTGATAAATTTATCAAATTCTATAAAACCTATATTTCTTTCACCAGTTATAGATTCATCTACAGAAATAAAAATCAAGAGTGCATTTCAACCCATACCTCAGAAAGTGATCTCAGGAGCACTGTACTTGACTTTGACAGCCATATATTGTCTGTTTTAACAGACTCCAAAACTTTTGCTATGCACAGGTTATTCAAAGTTGCTACTTCATAAAGCTTTACCCTTCTCTTATACATTCTTTCATCAAAATCTAATTTAACACAGAGTATAATCTTCTGGATGTTTTATCCAACTGATTCTGTGGCAAGAACTTAGTCAAAGTAATCTAGCCTTACAATCCTGTGTAAAAGACATAAAAGGTTTTACAACCTATCATATTTCCCCATTTATGTTTTATGACCAAGACATGTACTTTTAAGAAATACAGTGGGAGATTAAAAGGTGTAGACACCTATGAGTAAATATAGTTTCATTCTAGTCACTCAGATAAATAAAGATGTATGTACAGAAACTTACCAGCCCTACAACTTTTCTTTTCTTAACTCCAAATACTGCCTTGCAGCATCTACAAGAGGCTCTGGCACCTCCTTCAAGGCCTCCTGTGCCGCCGTATAACCCTTGGCCTCAAGCACTGCCTCCAGTCTAAGGCATTCCCAAAACAGCTTTTGTTTGCCTTCATCCACTACAAAAGAATCTCCTTCACACGAGAGCATGACAATTTTGTCAGACATGTTGCCTTCTCAGTGACTAAAATTGGACTGCCTTATGCTGGGCCAATTTGGTAAGGTGTCATATGGGCACAGGTACATTAAAACCACAGTGTTAATGGAAATGAAACACATTACCTTAAAACCCACACCCCATAGATGAATCTGATAACACACCAGCACCTTAAAACCCAGGCCACTAAAAGCCCCAGCTTGTACTCATCAAGTTACCTGTAGTATTTAGTACCCAGGTCCTTTGAAGTCATATAAGTACTTATCACCCTAAGTCATATTTTGTCATACATGCAGGGTAAAGATTCACAGTATAGATCTAAGTAGCAGCTCAAAACAACTCTATTTTACCTTTTTAATATTAATTTTAAGTAAAAAGGGGAATTGGAAAGAAGGAATGAGTAAAAAACAAAGTTCTGCTTGAGCCACAAAGAATTAAAAGCCCACATGAATAACAGCTTAACTAAATATTATTCAAGTTGCAGCCAACCAGCTCTGCTCACCCTCACAGAGGCCATCACCTGAGTGGGGGTGATGATAACCTTAGGTTTTAATGGTCCGTTTTATGCTTCATCAGCTATTAGTTTGTGGCCCAGTGTGTTTTAGTGTGAGAGAAAAAGGCTGCATATTTCACCTCCTATGTTCATCTCCACTTGTGTGTTGGAGACATTAAATACACATGGAAGCTTGTGTGAAGCAGAAATCTCAGAAGCCAGGTGCTTTATGGCTGTGTATACCACTACCTTGGCCAATATTCATTCCACAGTTGTAGCAGCTGCAATTGATCAGCAGGGAAGAGTCATGGTACTACATGCTTTACAAATTGTGCTGAAACACTGTTTGATCTCTGATTAGCCTTGAAAATGCCATGCAAAACTGTGTAAATAGTTGATACAAGATTAGTTAAAGATAGTTCTGTTTGGTCTAAGCTATTAAGCAGCCTCTAAGTGAAGCTTAGTATATTATTAACTGTTATGTTCCCAGAACTATTCCATGAAATTTCTGGAAGTGGGCAAACCTCACTGTAGATATAAAATGGCTTTTTTGCCAGTTATATATTATTTGCATCTAAGTTTTAGGAAAACATTTCTTATGCCTGATATGATATAACACATGATAACATATAAGACTTTTGAACTTAAATTTGCAGCAGCTTTGCATGGTAACTAAGCAGTGGAGATGTCTGTCTTAGATGTATTCTCAGTTTACTGTCAAAGGTCAAGGAGAGGCCCTAATAGTAAAAAAACACTAGTGTCTTTTAATTCAATAAGTGACACTAATGGAATCATGTGCTTCCATGCATGTCAGATACATTGATATCATGGTAGGTAGATTTTGTTATTGAGCCTTCTTGACCTCCAAGAGTGGCTGTAATGATACATGTAATAACCAGCCATTACAGAGATGAGGTGAGATGAGTACAAGATGTGGCCTTTAGGGGCAAAAACTTGCCAGTGGATACTGAGTTTTTCTCAACAAAATTGAGGTTTCACTATCATTACTATGTAATGAACAGATTTAGCCATGCTTTATGTTACAGTCCACTTATACTAATTCTATATATTAAAACACAATACTGAGAGTAGGTTTTGTAACTGTCCACTTATATCTTTACCTGGCTACCCCTTGCTAATGTCTATATAATCTAAATGCTTTAGCTTAAATCCCTCAGTTTACTCTCAGCAATATGACTTCAACACGCAAGAGAGTTTTAAGAAACGAACTTGAATATACAATGAGCTCTAATAACAGACAAACACTCATAAAAAACAGAGTATATCTTTTACATAATATAGTGCCAACCTATATTCTATTAAGTCAGCTCCAAGCGGATGAAGTGTTGACTGAGGATATGATAGAAACGATTCTCATCGAGCCAACAACAAAAGGCAAAGTCGCAGCCCTTTTAAATATACTAAGTAGGCGAGGACCGAAAGCATTCTCAAACTTAATAAAGGCTCTGGTGGTAAGCGGTCAGTACTATACAGCTCGCTTTCTGGAAGACACCACTTAAAGGAATGACTGTGTAATATTGATACAGCAGAGAGAACAGACATTTTTCATGATGACTTCACTTAAAAAAACTATATCTCCAAGAATAGTTGGAAAGCTCCGGGAAAAAGTGTTAGAACTTGAAGCAAAGATGTTTAAGGATAAACAAAAACTGGAAGAATTGGAAGTAAAATACAAGAAATGGAATAAGCTGGTGAGAGTAATAACTGGTGCATTAATTGTTTTGAATCTCAATGTGTAGAAATAGACTTTAAGCTGTGTGACAATTTGTATTAATGAATATGGTATTGAAGAACTGTGGTCAGAGTGGTATGACAGGGAAACAAGGACAAGGCCAATTTTGCTGGACCCAATGAAAGACCACATTGTATACAATCCTGAGCCATGTTCTGATGTGGAAAATACAGAGGATGAATCTGAGTGAATTAAATGATACTGAGTACATGTCATAAATGTTAATCATGCTAAACATATAATAAATAATCAACTTTTGTGTGAAATATAATATTTTTGTGTTTGCTTTTACATTTCAATATATTTTCATAATCATCCTTGGATATGAACTAGCTAAACACACATGGTTTTTAAACCAGCATGTATATTATGTTCTACAACTTTGGTTGGTATTATTATAAAAACATGTCTTTTTTAACTGAATGTCTGATAAAAAAACACAGGTAGCAGTGAGTTCAAGTTATGAGCTAGTCAGATCCACGTGTGAGCTTATAGTGGGGCAGGGCTCAACTTGAACAGCCACTAATTGAATCTAGCTGGTGGGATGTCATAAAACAACCATAATGTTGTCAGGTGGGCTGTACTGAAGATGGTTACATTATGACATTATTTACAACCTTTGGCCTCGGAAGTAGATTGCTGATAATGTGACCTCTGAGGTCAGGTATAAAACTAAGTTATAAAGGTTGGTTGATGGGCTGGGGCGGAGCAGCACACCTGGTAAGGATGCATTCCTGACGAGTCAAGAATGACGTTGTAGTGTGTTGGGGTAACAGTTCCCTGACGGACAGAGTTCGACTCCTCACACAACCTCAATCATAAAAAAAAAAAAATTCCTTCCTTCCTTCCTTCCTTCCAGTGTGCAGCTCTCAACCAACTCTTTTGTCTCTTTTATATATCAACTAGCTAAACACACATGATTTTAAGGCAGCATGTATACTATGTTCTGTGATTTTTTGGCCATTTTATAAAAACATGACTTTTTAGCTGAATGTTTAAAAAACACAGCTAGCAGGGAGCTCAAGCTAATCAGGTCCAGATGTGCCTTTATAGTGACTAGGCTGGCCTCCCCCTGCCCAGGTCCACTGTGAGCAGCGGAAATTGTATCCAGGTGGGGGGAACGCTACTAATGTGAGATATAATTCATCCATCATATTGTCCCGTGTGGTTATTGGAAATGAACACAGTATAAGATCACTGACAAAGGCCATCATAAGCCTAACCAGGTGTGACCTTGTAGGGACACTTGACTGACCCCAGACCAAGTGTGAGTGGTCTTGTATTATATCCAGCTGGGAGGATGCTACTTACACTAGTGCCAGTCATAAACCAGCAATAAAATATAATGGTCTGTCTGGTCCTGAGAGTGTACAACAAAATGTCTGCCAGTAACCACTGGTCAGTGTAATTGAGTCAGGGAAGAGACAAAATGGCCATGGGTAAAAAATAATATTAAGTGAAAAAAAGATTTTACTCACCACATAAGC